AACGAAAAGAACTTTAAAACCACGCCAGATAGTTTCCATGAAGCAAAAGGAGTAGGACAATCTCAACTCAATATGATTTACAACTCGGCGGATGTAATTGTATCAACTGCTACTGGTGGAGGTTGGGAATTTTCTACTACAGAAGCTATGGCTACCAAAAGACCAATACTAGTTCCAGACAACACTTGCTTTACAGAGATAATAGGAAAAGGTGAAGAACGAGGTTATTTAGCAAAGTGTGGTACAACAATTTCAGAATGGAGTATATCCTATGGATTTGGTGTTATACCTAGACCTTTGACTAATGTTGAGAGTTTTATAACCAAATTAACTCATATATATAAAAACAAAGATGAAGCTATGGCAAAGACCGAAGTTGCCTATGAATGGTTAAAACAAAATTGTGATATTAATGATATAGGACAAAAATGGAGAAACATATTCAAAAGTATCTCATAACAGTAATAACTCCTACGATATTACGACCAGAGTTAAAACTGCTATGTGATTTAATTAAAACTGCAAATGAAGAATTAGGAAACATACAGCACCTTGTAATGATTGATAAAGATATTATTGATAAAGAGGATAATAAGTTACTTGAAAAGATAGAGAGCAGAGATAGAGAGTTAATCAGAGTACATAAAACAGTCAAAGGAAATGATTATGGAAATGCTGCAAGAAAAGTAGCCTATCCATTTATAAAAGGCAAGTATGTAATCAATATTGATGATGATGATATTCCAATAAATGAATTGTTTAACAAGTTTTGTGAATTGCTTGTGGTTCATAATGAAAAGCACTCTTTAATAGTGTTTCCTGCTTTAAGAGGTGGACTAAGATTCTTTAATATACCTGCTGGGAAATGTAAGACAGTAAGTTGTCAATACTTCTACAAGCCTGTTATTAAGAAAAAGAAAATAATTTGGAAAGAAGGAACTGAATATACTCAAGATGGGGACTTCCTAGAGGAGATCATGGAGCTAACACCTGCTTATTATTGGGAAACAGAAATGCCATTAATTAAAGTGGATTATATTTCAAGAGGTGAAAAGAAGGTAACAAAATTATGAAACTAGCCTTTATCACAGTTCCATATTTAACAGTAGAGGAACATAGAAAAAAGATGATCCAGACCTACAACTCTATTGAGAGTAAGGAACATGACATATATAAGATTGCAATAGTTAATGGTGCTAGTGAAGAAGACTTGGAACTAATCAGATCATTCAATGATTATACAGAAGTTAATGATGAAAACTGTTTGGCTAAGGCTTGGAACAAAGGAATAAAGGAAGCTAGAGATGAAGGTTGTGACTTGTATATTATTAGTAACCTAGATGTCATTTTAAACAAGGATACTATTGATGAATTAGTAAAGACAGAAGACTTAATGCTTTGGAGTCCATATGAGGTAAGAACAACAGATGGTGCAGTTGTTTCTTATCAAACTAATGGGTTTTTAAGTTTCTCATTCTTTGCAATTAAGCCAGAGTGTATAGATAAAGTAGGTTACTTTGATGAAGCATTTAAGCCTTTATATTGGGAAGATGTAGACTACTCTTATAGAATGAAGTTGCAAGGATTAAGATATGAAGGTGTTCCAACTTGCTCATTTAAACATTATGGAAGTAGTGCAATAAATGATGCTAAGATAGACATTATGCCTTCTTATGTAGAGAACATGAAATATTATATAAGTAAATGGGGTGGTGGTAGAGGTCAGGAAGTATTTAAAACACCTTTTAATAAATAAACATGGTTAGTATTATTATTCCTTCACTTGGAAGAACAGAACAATGCAAGAAATGTATTGAAAGAATATATGAAACAATGCAAGGTTTTCTTTGTGAGGTTATTGTAATAACAGAAGATGAAGAAACACAGAAGGCATTAAAAGGAATGTGTACTTTAATTGAAGAAGGTGGAACTGCTGTACAGAAATGGAACAGAGGATATGCAGAGTCAATAGGTAGTTGGGTATTATTAGGTGCAGATGACTTATGGTTTGATATGGAATGGTACAAGGTGTTTCTTAATTCTAAGAACAAAGGTTTTGTAGGATTCAATGATTTAGCAAACTATACAGGAAATGCTACACACTTTATGATGTCTAAGGACTTTATAAATTCAGTACTAGATGGTCACTTTATATACCCAGAATATAAAGCATGGTACTTTGATTTAGAGATATGTCATAGAGCAAGAAAAGCTGGAAGATATTTATATCTAGAAGATTGTATAGTTGAGCATAGACATTGGAACTGGAATAAGTCTAAGAAGGATAAGACCTATGAACTAGGACAAAGTCGTATTAATTCTGATAAACTTTTATATGAAAAAAGAAAACAAAAATTTGATATTGATTGATGATGTAAATGTATGGGACAAAAATCCTAGAGAAATTTCATCAAAAGACTTTGAGTCCTTAAAGAAAAAGATTGAGAGGTGGGGAATATGGAAGCCTTTTTTAGTATGGGAAAGTAAGAAACAAATACTTGGTGGGAACTCAAGATTTAAAGCCTGTAAAGAGTTGGGGCATAAGGAAATATGGGTAGAATATAGAGAACCTAAAGATGATGCAGAAGCTCTTGAAATGGCTATAGCAGATAATGAAAGTTCAGGTGAATGGATTAAGAGTTTGCTTATTGAACAAATTAAATTAAATGAAGATAAGATTAATCTTGAGGATTATAAAATAAACATAAAGGATACCACCTTAAAGGATTTAATGCCTATTGATGCCGAAGAAGATAATCCACCAGATGAAGCAGATGTTAAAAGTGTTTCAGTTTTTGGTGATTTGTATGAACTAGGAAACCACCGAGTTCTATGTGGGGATAGTACATCAGTTGATAATGTAGAAAAGCTAATGAATGGCAAGAAGGCAGATATGGTGTTTACTGACCCACCTTACAATTATGCCCAAATTACTGGTGCTGGTATCTTTAAGAAAGCAGTAGTAAAACTAGGAAAGGATATAAGCGAAATAAGTGAATTTAATCCAAGCGAGTTTTTAGACACACTCCTTTTATACTTTGAAAAGGATAGTATCAATGCTTTTATCTTTTGCAATAAAGATTTGATACACAGATATCTAAACTATGCAGTAGAAAACAAATATTCTTACAATGTTTTAACATGGCACAAGAAAAGTTTTATACCTCTATCTGGTTCACATCATTTTCCAGACACAGAATACTTAATATACATAAGAAAGAACAGTATCTTTAATAGTGGATTATCTACAGAACATTATCGAAAATACTTTATTATTGATAATGAAAAGAGTGAAGACCATCCAACAATCAAACCTATTATTATAATTAAGACAGAAGTTGAAGTAGCTTCAAATAAAGGTGGAATTATAGTTGATACCTTTTTAGGTAGTGGCTCAACTCTAATAGCTTGTGAAAAGACCGAAAGGATATGTTATGGCATGGAGCTAGACACTCACTACACAGATGTTATTGTAGCTAGATATATTAAGTATATGCAAGACAACAACAAACCATTTACAATTAAACGAAATGGTGAAGAAATAGATTATAATTTATTCTTAAAAGATGGCAAATGAACTAGGTAGACCAGAAACAATAACTCCAGAAATAGAGAGTGTTTTAAAAGAAGCATTTGCTATTGGTTGTTCAGATAAAGAAGCAATGGCTTATGCTAGTGACAAACTATCAACCAAAGACAAGCCAGTACATATTGCAGAGTCTGTATTCTATGACTACCAGAAAAGACACCCAGACTTTCTGGAGCAAAAAGAGGCTTTAAAGCTAAGACCAACTCTAAAGGCTAGAAATAGTGTTGTAGCAGGTTTAAACGAGCCAGAATTTGCACTGAAGTATCTAAGCAAGAAGAAAAGAGATGAATTTGGTGACAGATTAGATTTAACTACCAATGGAAAAGACTTAGTGAATAATCAAACAATCAACTTATCAGCATTTACACAAGAGGAACTAGACAACCTTGAGCAACTTACCAGAAAAGCTATTAGTACAACTAACGCCGATACTGAAAGAGCAGTATAAAAGAAGTTATTATAAATTCTTTAAAGAGGCTTTTAAGATACTTCACCCAAAAGAGGTATTGAGAGATAATTGGCATATAGAGTATCTATGTAATGTAATACAAGATAGGTTTGAAAGAGTAGCCAGAAAAGAGAAGAAGTTAAAGGACTTACTAATTTGTATACCTCCACGATCACTTAAATCAATGATAGTTACCATTATGTCTACAGCTTGGTTATGGACTAACTATCCACATTTAAAGGTCATTACAGCTTCATATTCTAATGATCTTTCAATAGAACACACCTTAAAGACTAGGAGAATTATAGAATCGGAATGGTACAAAGAACTATTTGGTGATTTGTTCAAGATAACAACAGACCAGAATGAGAAGTCAAAGTATGAAAATGACAAGTCAGGAGATAGGAGAGCAACAAGTGTGGGAGGTACTATTACAGGAGGTGGTGCAGACATTATAATTGTTGATGATCCATTAAAAGCACAGGAGTCTAATTCTCAAGTAGCATTACTTAAAGCATGGGAATGGTATTCACAGACTATGTTTAGTAGATTGAACAATCAGGAAACAGGACTTAGAATAGTAGTTATGCAGAGGTTACATGAGAATGATGTAGCAGGAATGATTATTAAATCCAACATGGCATATGATGTGATTAATATACCAGCAGAGATAAGTGAGAAAGTAAGTCCAATAGAATTGAAGGATAGATATATTGATGGATTGTTTTTTCCTAAAGCATTTAGTAGAGAAGTATTGATTAATGCAAAGGCTTCTTTAGGTACTCTACAATATGCAGGACAATATTTACAACAACCAGCACCAGCAGAAGGAAATATGATTAAGGCTAAGTGGTTCAAGACATTTTCAGCCACAGAGGAGTTATTAAAGTTACCTAGACATTTTAGATCAGATACAGCTTATGGAAAAGAAGGATCAGATAATACAGCTACAATATGTTATTCAATATTTAAAGAACAAGTATTTATATGGAGTGTGTGGAAGGCTAATCTAGGTTTTCCAGACTTTATAAAGGCGTATAAGAGCTTTGTTGCACAAAATGGATATAGTGCTTCTTCAAGGTGTATATTTGAGCCAAAGGCTACAGGCATATCTGTAATACAGACTTTAAAGAATGATACTAACCTCAATGTGATAGAAGGCGAGTCGCCTAAAGATAGTAAGGAAACAAGAGTATCTTCTGCAAGTCCAAGCATTGAGTCGGGTAAAGTAATGTTATTAGAGTACTCGAGTTGGATAGATGACTTTGTTACAGAAGCTGGTATGTTTCCTAACGCAGAACATGATGACATGCTAGATGTTTTAACTGCTATAATTAATGAGGAATTAAGAGAGTCACCACTTGTTATATCTTTCATATAGACAGAAAACTAAGATAGGTAATAAGATTTAACAAACTACTTGTGTACATTAATTTATCTTCTAATAAAATGGGATTAATAGATAATTTCAGAGCCTTGTTCAATACAACACCAATCAATCCAATAAAAGCATTTGAAGGTGAAGGAAACTTCACAGGACAACCACAATGGGGAGATTACACTCACTTAGCAAAATCAGATAATTACTTGCAACAGTACTTCGGCTGGACTTACAAGGCTGTAGATATTAAGTCTAAGTCACTTTCTTCATATCAACCTAAACTAGTTAACACACAAGGAAAAGAAGAAAAGGAAGTAGACAAAACCACAAGTGCATTTTTAAATGATCTATATAGATTCAATGGGTTTCAAACCTATTCAGAAGCCAGAAAGTTAACATTTACACATAAGTTTCTAACAGGAGTTGCATTTTGGTTGATTAGTAAATCCAAAACACCTGGAAATAAATATGAGTTCTTCATTCTAAATCCTCAAAAAATGACTGTACGAGTTGATTCAAGAGGTTTGCCAATAGGATACAGATATACAGAGCCTTCTGGAAATCAGATCAACCTAGATGAAAAAGATGTCATTGTCTTTAGAGATCCAGATCCAGAAAACTACCTATTAGGTTATTCACCTTTAAGAGCTACTAGATACCAACACAATATATTAGAACTAGCATTAAAGTATGACATGAATATGTTTGGCAACATGGGAAGACCAGATGGCTTTTTAATATTTGAAGGTATAAGTGAAGATGAAAGAAAAAGAGTTGAGAGTTCACTAAGAGCCAAGTATTCAGGTGTTAACAACTCTAAGAAGGTAGGAATACTAAATAAAGTTGCTACATGGTTAGAAATTTCAAAGACACAACAGGAACTCGATTTTGTAGAAGGTCTTAAATTAATGAGAGATGATCTACTTGCTATACAAGGAGTACCTAAAGCATTAGTTGGTCTTTCAGATAGTACTTTTAATAATAGTTCAGAAGCACAAAGAATATTCCAATTATATACATTAAAGCCAGAGTTAGATTGGGAGATAGGCGTATACAATGAACAGTTACTACCAAAGTATCACGCAGGTCTATCACCTAAAGGATTAGAATTTAGAGCAGATAATCCTGTAGAAAAAGATGTTATAGAAGAAACTAACAAAGTTGTTAGTCTATACAATGCAGGAATTACTACTAGAAATGAGGCAAGACTTGAAATGGATTTAGAGGCACAAGAAGATGGTGATGAATTAAAGCCTGTTAATACAAATTCTAATCCATTTGGAAACATGGACTTAGGACTACCAATGAAAGAGCTTAAAGACTCTATGAAAGAGATCAAGCAAATAGTAGATACTAATACAAAGAAGATAGAAGGCTTACCAGACATACAAGACCAGATCCAAAGTAAAAGAGAAGAACTAAGAAAGTATTTTGAACAAAAGAATTTAGAAGGTGAATCAAAGTTGGTAGAAGTAGCTAAAAGGCATTTTAATCTACAAGGTGAAAGAATGATTAAGGCTGTAAAGAAGAAATCTAAAGCTATTAATTTAGATGTAGACTGGATTAAAGAAGATAATATAACAGTAAATATGTTTGCAGATGTGTTTGATAATCTATCCAGATACTTTAATGGAGTAGCTAATGAAGTTACAGGTGGAGATGTACCACTCTCAAGTGAAGCCATCAAGAAATTAAAAGATAGTTTGAATTATTTTGCAGATAAGATAAATGAAACAACAAAAGATGAACTAGAAAACCTTATCAAGAAACATCTTGAAGAAGGTGGAAATATAACCGATCTAACAAAGAAGATTGGAGATCTGTTTGGTGGTTATGCTTCTGAAAATGGGAGAGCAGACACCATAGCAAGAACTGAAACAAATGGAATTAAAAACATGATTAGTAGAGATAACTATGCAAGGAATCAATTTGTCACAAGCTTTGAATGGCTATCAGCTAGAGATAGTTATGTAAGAGATGAACATGGACTAAAGCGTGGGGGTGCAGATGGTCAAATAGTTCCTAAAGGTGTAAAGTTTTTAGTTGGTGGTGAAAGACTTGCATATCCTGGCGATAGAAGTGGATCAGCATGGAATACAATTAATTGTAGGTGTACTGTACTTCCTGTAGTTGAATAAATGAATTTATTACAAAGATACTCAAAACTTAAAAAGTTAAATCAAGAGCCAGACTTAAGTGGTGATAGATACCTTGAACACATTGATTACATCATAAAGGCTTCAACTCCTATTAAGAACAAGGACTACTTTGATGGAGAAAAAGGTGAAAAAGGAGATTCAATAAAAGGAGAGAAAGGAGAAAGAGGTGAATCAATCAAAGGTGACAGAGGTGATCGCGGTGAAAAAGGTGCTTCAATAATAGGTGATAAAGGAGAAAGAGGCTCAAAGTTTCTTGGTAAGATTAAAGAGAAGAATGAGCTACCAGATATACAAAAAAACAACTTAATTGAAGGAGACTTCATTTATATTGAGTCTGTAGGTGAAATATGGTATATAGGATAGATAATTATTATCTTATATATCAATGAAGAATGTAAATTTAACAGAGGAGGAGTATCTTAGATTTACTAATAGCTATGTAAAAGATGAAGTTACAAAGTGCTGGAACTGGATTAAGATTAAAGACAAAGATGGGTATGGAAGAATATATTTTAGAAAGAAGGAAAGAAAGGCACATAGAGTTAGCTGGTATGCTTTTAACGAAGTTGTGGGAAGTGACTTTGTAATAGATCATGTGTGTAGAAATAGGTGTTGTGTTAATCCAGAGCACCTTAATAGAACAACAAGAAGAGAAAATACATTAAATGGAAATGGAGTAGGAGCAATAAATAAGAGAAGAACAAGGTGTAAGAATGGGCATGTATTTGACAAGACATATGGAAAACAAAGATATTGTTCTATATGTGAAAATGAAAAACAGAAAAGGTTACATTTAAAATATAAGTTAAGTCCAGAATTAATAGGAGTTTAAAGTTATGGAATGGAAAAGACTAGAAACAATTAAAGGTGCTAATGGATATAGTCCTGTTAAAGGTATTGATTATTATACCGACAAGGAAATAGAGGACTTAAACAGTTTTATAAAGGTCAGAATTAAAAAGGAGTCTGATATAACTTCACAGGCAATTAGAAATAAGTTAGAGGAACTAGAAGGTGATGCAAGACTTGACGCAAGTGCAATAAAGAATATAAGTAAGTATGCGAATACTACAATAATGTCTATGGGTGGTGGATCTGCTACTGGAAGTACAACAGATGTTAGTAACCTTTTAAAGATAGACAGAAGTAATATGCCAGATGGAACTATAACAAGGAGTAGTGGGCTTATAGCCTCAATAGCATATACTGGTGGTAGAGTATTAACAGTAACAAGAACAGGTGGATATATTTCAAGCATAAGTGATACGGTACATACATGGACTTTAACTAGAAATGCAAGTAATCAGATAATAGCTTATGCAATTACTTAATTAATAATATAATATGCAATACTTTAAAATAGGTACAGGTAAGTTTATAGAATATGATTATGTAACAAGTTCTGCAAAGATTATCGTAAAAGAAGATTTGCAACAACAGAAGGCAGAGCTTGAAACTAGAATAGGAACAGCAGATCCTAATCTACCAAAGACTAATGCAGAGTGGATTGCCTATGCTAAGGAGAGATATAAATATGTGGATCATTCAATGGAGCAATTGGAACTAGGCAGAGTTAATTCTGTTCTTTTAGCTATTAAGAATTTATAAATGGCAGTTTTAGTTTCTAATGGAAATACAAGTCTAAGTACAGCAGGTGGCTTTTACAGAGTAGAGGCTCATAATTTACCGTCTTCTATTACAGCGGGAACATATATTCAATCAGCAGAGCTTGTTTTAAAAGTTTTAACCTTTGCAAATGCTGGGAATTCACTTGGGTGTGTTTGGACTTTCAGGACACAGGCTCATGCAATTCTTAATAATGCCTCAACTTTAACAACCAGACTTCAAGAAGTAAGAACGCCAATAACGATTACAATAGCTACGCCAGGAGTAGGAACTTATGTGGGACATGGAATGGTAAATGGTGATACTGTTAAGATTGAAACAACAGGAGCTTTGCCTACAGGACTTAACACTACAACTCATTATTACATAGTTAATAAGACTGCCGATACATTTGAATTAAGTCTAACTAATGGTGGTGCTTCAATAAATACAACAGGAACACAATCAGGAGTCCACACACTTTGGATAGATAGAGCA